GTCGTAAGTACAATCATAAAATACTTTGATCAAAATTTTCGATTATATTTCTAAATTTCCCTTTTAGGTAAGTTGTTCTATCTAATCGTATCTACAAATTAAGCATATGAAGAAATTTAGTACAGTGTCTGATCTTGAAAAGTATCTTTCTTATTTGAATGATTCGCTTCCGTATTTTGCAAAGTTCAATGTTAAAAGAGCGGCTAGTGTAAGTTGGTTAAATTCAAAGAAAAGTGCTACCTTCGTCTATGAAACTATTTTTATTAAATTATTCGACTGTGAAGAAATAATGAAAGAGTTAAAGTTTACATCGGGTGATCCCAATAAAATAAGTAATATTAATAGAATTGAAACTATAAATTTACTTTCATCTAGCAAAAATTTAGATCTAGATGTTGACCTCACTCACAAAGTATTGGCTGAAATGGCCGACTTGCTGCTGTTGTCTGGCAGAAAGTATAAAACAGTAAGTCCTTCAGATGCATTTGACACACTTCCTCAAAATACTAGCAGTAGTTTCCCTGAGTTCCGAAGACCAAAATCAGCCATCAAAAAGGAAGTCTGCTCTTTGATCCATAAACTGATTCGCACACCAAAGTTGAAATTGTTTCACAACTTTCCGATTTCTGTTAATTGGAGAACGCAAGTATCATCATCCCTAAAGCTAAAATATCGACAGTTCTATCCATTTCCGGTTATAATTGCAGTATTGGAAAAGATGATTTTCAATGGTATTTTCGCTCATTTTGAGACAAATCAGATGACTCCTTACTGCATGTCTAATACATTCGAGCATTTATCCAAACGATATGTTAAATGGCAAACAAAGCGTCATATTTATTCCATCGACTTCAAATCTTTTGATCAAAGGATTGAAAACATTCTTCTGAGCACGATGTTAAAATTTTTAGCTAATAAAGTATCTTTACGCGCGTATGACACTGATATTTTAGATAGTTTAATTAGTTATCATTGCAATTGCCAGATTATATCCAGTATAAATGGTGAAACATGTATGTTTACGAAGCAAAGAGGTTTAATGAGTGGTTCAGCGCTAACTAATTTGTTGGGTAGTATGGTTAATTTATTCACTTTATTATATTTAAACAGAATATACAAGCTTAACATCGATACCTCGTCTATAAGTATTCTAGGTGATGACATAGTTTTCGCCTCTGATAGGAAGTTATCTATAAGTACTTTTTCCCTCTACTATAAAAAACACTTTGATTTAGAAGTGTCAACAGAGAAGTCAAATATCTATTCTCCTGGAGAACAAGTTTATTTCCTTGGTCATAATTTTGATAATAATGGGAGATACTTAAATCATGCAAAGACAGTACTTCAACTGTGCATAAGTGAGAACTATATCTCAGAAGAGATTTTATCTACTAACGATAGAATTTGGAGCAAATTTTGTTCTATTTTATTTAAGTG